ATCTCTGACTTGTCGTTGACATCCAGCGATCTTAGTATTGTTTTGAGAAATGCCATGCGTTAGTGTTGTAATCTCCTTTGATAGGATAGTGAATTGACGCTCTCGCTCTTCTTCCCTATTAATCGCTTCTTCCAGTTCTTTGTAACCGGATTGCAACTCTTTAGCTTTATTTTGAGCGTCGTTAATTCTATTTATTCTGAAGGTCTCTTCAATGTCTTGTCTGCAGGTGGGACAAACCGTATTCTGTGTGAAAAATTTATGTTCCTTAGTAATCGTCGCTACCTTATTAGAAATCTTACCTTTTAGATTACCTAATGTGCGAAGTTTTTCTGTGGCTCCTACTACATCTTCAATCTCTTTATTCAACTTAAAAATATCTTCTTCAATAGTTGCATTAAAGTTCATCAAATTATTTTCTTCAGTAAGGAGTTCCGAAATCCTTACTTCCTTACTTTTGATGTTTTCCTTACCACGACTTTCAATTTCTTCAATAAAGTTCTCTTGCATCTTCACTTTATCAAGTAAAGACTCTTTCTTAAGATCCAAGACTTTAATTTGATCTTTGACTTCACGAATCTTATCTTTCATAAGATTGTTCATAGAGGAGAAGATACGAATATCAAGTAAATCTTCAATCACGTCTCTGCGATTAGCAGCAGTTAATTGCATAAAGGGAACAAAAGTGCTACTACCTAAAATTACAATCTGAGTAAAAGATTTATAGTTCATCTTGATAACGTTCTGCTCAAACCACTTCTGTTGATCTAATGCAGCCGCAGATTGATCTAGAAGAGTTCCGTCTCTATGCACCTCAAATACATTTGGTTTGATTCCACGAACTACTTTCCATTCAGTATTACCAATAGAAAATTCAACCTCAACAAGACAGTCTTTCTCATTGACTGAATTAATTAATTGAGGTTTGTTAATCTTACGGAAAGGTTTTCCAAAAAGAGAAAATGTGAGAGCATCAAGCATCGTGCTCTTCCCTGCGCCATTTGTTCCAATAATAAGATTTGTTGGATGTTTTGTAAAACTGATTTCTGTATACTGATTACCTGTTGACAGAAAATTTTTCCAACGAATTTTCTCAAATAAAATCATGTTCAGCTTCAGGAGGAATTACAAGGTCGTTTTCAGTTATGATTGCATATTTGTAATCATGCAACTCACAAGTTTTAATCATTATATCATCATCAATTTCTATGACATGCATCTCAGGACTTCCGTCATCCTCCAACATCATAGCATATCTCATAGCATCATCTTCACCTTTGAAAAGGTATAAAATTTGCTCTCCATCTGATGGATCAGCTACTGAATAGGCACCGTCCGTTTCTTTTCCGTAGACTGTTAAAATATACATCCTAGATTAACTCACATGCCTCTTGATAAGTTTTTCTCATGATGTTTTGAACTCTAGACTTATCAAGTTGGATTTCTGCTTCTTCGATATATCTATTCAAAATAGAAATAGTATCTTCAGATTCAAAGACTTCAAACTCTTCAGGATCTTTAAGATCAAAGTTTTCAACTATTTTAATGTCTGATGCAACATCAGTAATTTTATCAATAAACTTTTCAAAGTTTTTTGTATTAGTTTTCTTACGAACAATTACCTTTACAATTTTATTTTCATATTCACTTACATCAAAGAGTTGATGTGGTGTATCTTCATAATATACATTATAAAACAATCTGTAAGGATTGTCTACATGAAAATGTTCAAGAGTTTCTGTATCAAAGATGGCGAATCCTCTCCGATCACCAACATCGTTCCAGAACATTTCGTATGGATTTCCCAAGTAGTAGATCCGTCCATCATCCGATCTAGTGTGGTAGTGACCGCTGAAGACCTTGGTGAACTTTGAATATAGTTCGCCCGAATGACCATGATCCATGATGCAACCTCTATGAGCTCTAAATCCGTTGAGCTCAAGGTGCCCCATCGCGCAGTGGCAATCTGACGTTTGAATAAACCTGAGAGTGCTTTCCTCATTATCTTTATTGATCCATGGAATAAACAGTATGGGAAGACCTGCAACTTCAACTTCAGTTGCTTCAGGATATACAACAACATTATCATACTCACGAAGGAGAAGATCTACAGCGTTTACTTGATTAGTATTCTTATAGTATGCTGTGTGATTTCCAACAATTGTATGAACAATAATGCCCATGTCCTTAAGGCGATCAAAGTAATTGTCTTTAGCCCATGCTAGAGCAGAAAAATCAATACCTTTACGACTATCAAAAGTATCTCCCATGTCTATGACAGTAGTGATACCATGCTCCTCCAAATAGGGGAAGAACACGTCATCGTAAAACTTTAGGAAATAGTCATGAAACAGTTTGGAGTTTTTGCGAGCACCAAAGTGTTGATCGGTAATGATAGCGATTTTCATTATGGACAGTCAGGAATTGGAGGCATCACGATTGAAAAGTTTGACGATAAAGTTATTCTCTTTTGGTCAAATTTATGAACAGGAACATGATGAAATAAATGAGAGGGAAATAAAACAAATTTGCCTTCTATGGGATCTACTTTTTCACCAAAGTTTGAGAACACAAGCGGAGAAAAATACCACTTTGATTTTAAGAAATAAACTAAAGATATTGTATTGGGCATATGATGATGAGAATCAGCATAATCCCCCCTACAATATACATTTCCCCAAAATTCATGTTGAATAATACTTGGATTTATATCACCTTGAATAGATGGAGGATTAAAATTTTTATTAATCTCATTGACAATAAATTTTTTAAATTTTATTACCTCTTGGTGATTTGGTAGATAATTCCAAACAGTATGAACTGTGGCTTTGACATTAGTGTATCCCACTGTGACCGTTTCATTTTCTAGTATTGGTGTTAATTCTTTGGCAAAATTTTCTGCTTCTGGGTAATCACCAACCACAACGTCACAATAAGATTTTACTTTCATCAATTACGAAGTTTTGAATGCACAGCATCTTTGATTTGATTATAGTCGCTATAATTTGATCCGTCAAGAGTATTGTTATCATCAAACACTTCGCTGTAACCAGACCGTTCAATAATCTTGTTCTTAATTTCTAATTGACGCTTCTCTCTTTGGATCCTGCGGAGAAACGCATAATGAATGATCTGCGTAAAGTAAGCAAAAGGATTTTGGGATTTCTCAGGATTAAAATTATGAATGTATTGAACGCAATTTTCGATTCCATCAGAGATCATATCCTCCTTGAACATGTAATTGACAAAGTTTGGCTTGAAGGACAAGTGATTTGCGATCTTCAAGAAACACTCACCAATATAGCGTGGAATGGGAGGTTTCGTATCCCATCGTGTGGCACGATCAGACTTCTCAGGTTCTCTACCATACTTCTTAATGAATGCATTTTCAACATCATTACGATATTCAACTAGTGCAGCGAGAAATTCCTTATTGTTGACGTAGTGTTCAGACCTTTTTCTTTTGGTCATATTCGGCGGTATCATAAGTTTATCTCATAATATGTATAGATTATATCATCTTAGTGACGCGGTGACAAGGGGACTTGACACATTTCAAATACCAAGTAGAATACCTTTGTGGAGGTTGATAAGAAAGCTCTAGTTCTTCTTATATAGCTTCTCTAATATTTCTTTTACATCATTTACATTTCCTAGGCGACCCATTTTACGATCAATCGTTGATTGGTTTGTACTATTCTTATCGGATGACCTAAGATAATCTTGATACATCATTATCATTTCTATATCAGTTGATTCAGACATGGTTAATACATCTGAAAGATTAACAACAAACATATCATCTGTTGTTGTTTTTAACCAGGGTTCAATTTTATATCCTACCACTCCCATTTTACCTTTAATCTCATTTACGATTATGGGATGAGAAACTAGCAGCATAGTTCTATCTTCTTCTTCAGAAGCAGCTACTCTGGCAAAGATTTCTTCACCTGATTTAAATTTGAGTGTGCAGTAAAAATCGTCTTCTATCATACCTTTAATTGAATAGTGATTATCTCATAGTTAAAGTTTTCCTCATTATATGTTTTAATTCTTTCTATGAAATGGTTCAACGTGTAATTTCTTCTGGACTTAGTTGAGCAATCATCTGATATATCGTACAGAGTTGCTTTTACTTTGTCTTTTCCTTTTCTAAGAACTCGTCCAATACTCTGAAGATTGCGGATTCTTGATTTACTTGGAGAG